AAGATAGTGCAAGGGTGTTTCTTGAGCCTTGCGCCATCGACGTTGCAGGATAACGTGTGATAACCGTGCGAAGTGTATAGCTTTCTTCAGGTTTATTTGAATAAAAACTAAACTCTTTTAGAACTTTATCTGCATACAAAGTTCTGTCGCTAAACCATTGTGTAAACGCTTCTTCATTTGCGAAAAAGCGCATGGTTTGCAAACCACCTTCTCCGCTTTCAATATTGAGATATCCAAACTTCTCTGAACCAAGTTTGCTCAATTGATATTTTATGAACTCTTCAACTCGGCTGCCTTTAAAACCCTCCCATGATGTTGTAAGGGTTTTGATTTCATTGTCTATTGCTTTTGCCATACTACTTCCAAGTATCGTTGTTTAACCATTTATTTTCGCTTTTCCAAACGCCAGAGCCAAAGCAGCTCTTTACCATTTGCCAGATAAGATGTGTGCCTTGCATGATTTTTGAAACAGCCTTTCGACCAATTTCAACTGAACCAATTTCTTTATTATTTGATTTGATCATTGTTCATCCTCCAGTATAAGATAGCACCTGTCATCTTCGACTTTCTTTTCACGCACAAGAGTGTTATACTCTTCTTGTGTGAGAATTCTTGCTTTGAATTCTTCTCTTTTTAAAAGTGCCTTTTGAAATAACTCCTTTTGCAGGTCTTGTTTTTTATCAAGAAGACGATAGCTTTCACCAATTTGACTCTGAAGAGTAGATTCAGTTTCTCTTAAGGCATCTTGCAAAGAAATCTTTTCTTCGTTTATCCTTCTACCAAGTGCAGTTACTGCTTGTTCACGTGAAGCAATCTCACTATTTAAGTTGTCTTCTAGCTCTTTGCCTCTTGTGCCAGGAAAAGCCTGCCCTTGCGAAATACCAATTGCAACTTTATTGATATTACCTATTAGCTTCCAGCCTGGATTCTCAAAAACATATATTTCGCCATTGTGGGCATCGTTTGCATCTGCTTCGTTGTACACGCAGACAATTTGCCCAAAGCGCAAAGGCTTATCGTTTGCAACTGGTGATGTATCTCCTTGCATTTCAGCAACAGAAGAATAGACTTTCACCACTGCTAATGAAGAACTATTTTGCTCTATTGATGAGATAAGTGAAAGCGTGTCCGCAATCAAACCTCCGACTTCTTCTGGCGTGATTGAGCCTTCTATATGTCGCTTGCGCAGAACTTCTGCACGTTGCTGCAAATCATAAATATTCATCATAGCGTTATATCTAAAACGATTGGACAATCACGAGGGGTTGCGGTGCTTGATATAGGTTCAAAAATAAGAACAGACGAGCCAGGAGCCCACTTGAGCGTTCCTATAGACTTGTTCAAGTATCCTGTTTTTACTTCTATACCCTTTAAAAAAGCCTTTTCCCAACGAGGAACAACATTACAAACTAAATATAATTGTTTTCCGTTTAATTCGTAAGGTTCACGCCATGATGTCTCATCACTCATCAGATTAAACTGAATGCGAGTGCGTTTGTTTACAGCTCTAGCACGAGCTTTACCAGTATATCCATTGTACAGGCGACCATTTCCAATATCCACCCAGTCTCCTTCTTCTACATTCTTCTCCAATAAATCCGCAAGAATAGGCATTATGGTAATATCGTAAGCTTTCGCAACGCCATCTTTTGAAGAAGAAAAATACACTTCTTTTTCTATTCTGCAAAGGTGTTCTTGTCCGTCTGCAAAAAGACGATTATCCGATGTAACTTCACGAATGCAAGCATAGATAGGCATGCCTTCTATAACATCTGCAACTCGTGTTTCATTCCATGATAGAATATTGCCATCTGCATACATTGCACCAGGCGAAACTATAACGCCACCTTCAGGTGCTCGTTTTACTTTTGGTAGATTCATTGCAAAGGCTTCGACTTTATCGCCTACAAGAGACTTAATCAAAAGCACAACAATATCCTTTGAAAAGTTTTGGAGCAATTTAAGATCGTCCAAGTGAATTGGCATTCCGCCATCGTGAAAATTAATCTCTTTCATACTTCGTATAAGTTAATGCTGTATCTTTTACCAGCTGGTTTATAAACATTTAATGCATTGACTATTTTTGTCAAAAATCCTCCTTTGTATTTGTCTTTTTCAATCTCTAATGATGTGCATAAAAATGTAGGTATATGCACTATAAAATTGGGCTTGTCTGGAACTTCGCCTAGTTCATAAAGAATGAACTTGTTATTAATAAATGGTGCTATCTGATTCTCGTCTGCAAAATACACATACACCTTATTACTATTGTCTATCTCTTCAATTCGTATCTCTCTATTCTTCAAAAAGAACAAACCATTAAGATAGCTTTCTATCGACGTTCGTTGAGCTGTTGTGTCAAGTCGCCTTTCAACATCGTTCTTCTTCTTTAAGAACTCCTCGTGTATATATATAATAGGTATGATCATCGCTTTTAAAATTGCAATAAGTACCTTTGAGCGCAAGATGGGTGGAACGAGCTGCTCAATCCATCTGTTAAAGTCTACGTTATACCACATATTCAATTGTCTTATCAAGTCCTACAACAACGAAACTACCACCTACTGCAGTGTAGTTATTACCTACAATTTCTTTAAACTCATCGCCTGCTTTGTATTTGCAAGTTCCAAGAACAACATCAAGAACACCATCTACACGCTGTATCGCATCAACGAGTTTGGTCTTGTTGAAAGTTCCACCATATACGATGTCTGCAAGATAGTTCTCAATTGCATGTTCAACTACCTTCTCTGATGAGGCTATATCGACGCCCTGTCGGTTTATTTTCAAAGGGTCTACAACTACCTTCACCGCAATAGATAATTCATCTGCTTTTCTTGTTCTTACATTTATCACCACTCCTGCTATTTTAATAGCATTTATATAGTGTTTAAACGCCGTTAAAACCTCATCTGAAAGCGGTGTCGGTTTTCCATTTTGCTCTGTAGATACTAGCATTTCAATAGATGCACCTCTATCTCTTACAGCTACATATTTTACACGTTGCTTTGAGGTGTCTATTTTAGCGTATTCATAGCCAAATGTACGAGGATTTAAAACAAGTGCATCGCCATACTGAAAAGCTTTCGCCTTATCAAAATACCATGGAATACTTGCGACCACTGCTCTTGATATTTTCTGCTCGACGTCCTGGGTGAACTTTTCAAAGATGCTCTCTAGTACATAGTGGCACGCTGCAACTATGTAAAAAAGCAAGTTTTCTAGGCTCACAGCTGAAAAGCAATCTGCAAAGCGTGTTTTGTCTTCTGAGAGATCGTAAGCCTTACGAATTGCTTCATCTTGCATGAATGCATCCGTCATTGTGCGCTTTATTTCAGATATTGATCGTGCCATTATTTAAATGATGAATTAAAGATTTTATTGAATACTCCTTGACGAGCTTTCGAACGTGAATCGTAAGCAGTTGCAGGTGATATTGAATGCACCTTGCAATACTTTTGCAATACCTTATTATATATGTGTTGGTGAAGTTGCAACTTTGCGCCAGGCGTTGGTGTTTCGCTTACGCTTTTACCATTATCCAGTGAAAGCTTTACAACTGCTTCCAGACATCCATATTCTTGGATTGCGATATCTGCTAGGGTTTGACTATTCTTTGCAAGAACTTCCATAAGTTTCTTGATTTGTATATTACATAAGCTATCACTAATAGAGCTATCATTATTGCTATTATTCGAGCAAAATTCGCCAGCGTGAAGTCATGTTTAACTGTTTCTTTCTTCTTTATTCCTATAATATTCTTCTGCTTTTGCGTTCGCTCCTGTCTTACATTTTGCTCTATATTTTTAAGATCCGTTTTTCGTTGCCTGTCGTGAAACAAAAACCGCTCTTTAGACAGCAGTTTTCCTGCGTCGTTATAGACTAATACCACCGAATCCCGAACGACAATCGAATCGAAATAGGAAGTAAGGTTTTTAACTACAAATGAATCACGCAGCACCACTGAATCTCGCACTACGGTTGTATGCGTTTCTGCTGCAATTAGCTTTTTTGTACTGCAACATCCTGTAGTGAGGAATAAAAGCAGTAAGTAGATTAGATGTCTCATGTTTTATAAGTTTTTATATTCAACTTTAGCATCGAAGCAAGGACACGCTTTGATACGTTCCCAGGGGTCAACAATGCCGTTTTTATTTGTGTCTGGTGAAAAGTCTCTATGTCCCTGAATAATAGCATTTGGATACTTCTTCTTAAGTGCTTTTAAAAGCAATAAAAGCGACTTCTTTTGCTCTTCAGTTCGATTGTCTACTGGCTTTCCTTTGGTGTCAATGCCACCGATATAAGCAACGTTTATAAGATTTGAATTAAACCCTTTTACACCATTGCTCACTTCATCTTCTGAAAGCGTATTAAAGACCTTTCCGCTCACGTCAACGATATAATGATAGCCTGGTTTTGACCAGCCTTTTCTTTTAAACTCAAGTAAGAGTTCTTTAATGGTTGCGTGCTGACTGCTCGCAGTGCAGTGTACAGCTATATATTTAATATTTCTCATGTTCATGTTCTTGTTCTTCTTTCTTTATTTCTTTTTCAACAAACGTTTTGATGTCGCCATACTTTGAGTTGATGTAAGCCTTTATACCGAACACTGAACCAGCGTAAACGAGGCATTGTCCTACATACCACAAAACAGAATCTTTCAAGTCGTAATTGTTGAAGAAAAAGCACAAAAACACCAGACAAACGCCACTAGCAAGCATGCCTAAAGCACTGCCGTATTGTATCCATTCTTTTGTATTCTTTTGCATAATTTCCTCCTTTCTTTCTTTTAATAACTTGCGTTAATTTCTATTCCACCTGTAGTAATTCTCACCTTATCTACGTTCTGATTATCAAGTTCCAATTGCTCTCTGATTCGACTTCTCCAATAAAGAGTGTCATTATCCAAAAGCATATCTTCGATGCCAACGCCCACCTCTGGACGTTCTTTTAGCTCTCCTTGATGAAGCACCAATATTAACGCTTGATTCTGTCTAAGCGTGTCGCCCAAATGTAAGCCTGAAAGTATTTTGCCTTCAGCGTCAAACTTTAGCTGTACATCTATCTCGAAGTTATTTAATTTTATAGCTCTCATCAATGTTTTATTTTTTCGTCTTCATAGTCTTTTCTTTGCAGTTGATTCGCTGATGTTGTAGGCGGTGTTGTCGGTCCATTGGGTGCAGTGTGGGTGTGCGAATTGAAGACTTTAACCAACTCATTAAGCTTTGCAGTTAAAGCTTCAATGTTGATTAGACCGCCAAGTTTACCACCATTTATAGTGATGCTCTCTGCTACATCTACAGCTACAACTACAAGGTTTGTCATATCACCAGAAAGACTTGCAAGGATGACTGCTGAACCAATTGCAGGAGTGATTAAGATTTGCGTTTCTTCCTGTTTTTCAGAAGCACGCAAACGCACATCTGAAACAGTTAAGCTACCTATTTCAACAGTACATGTTATACCGCTAACTTCTTTCACAATTCCTTGCAAAATCGTTACACGACTACCTCCTGATGATGCCTGCTTAATTAGCGTTGCGAGTTCTTTGTATTGGTCCATATTAGCTTAATCTATATCCAAGTTCAACTTTGCGTTTTCCTCCACCTTCTGAAAATTCAGTAGTCACAGAACGCACGAAATAAGTACCATCTTTGTAAGTATAATCGCCATCGTGAATGCTTGCAGTATCACCAGGATTGCATTCAGGGATTAACCAAGTTGTGATGCTTCCGTCGTATCCATCGAAGGTGCGTCTTTTCACTTCTGCTTCACCTCTTGCTTTCATGCTTGCAGTGTCTGAGGCGTGGCACTTTACTTCGACTTTTTCACCACCAGTAGAACCTACTTCAATTTCTTTCACTTTACCATCAGGCATTATCGCTTTTACAACGACTTTTACCTTCTTATCTTCTGCTCGTTTAAAAGATAGTTCTGCTTCTTCAATGTTCACGGCAAAATCGTAAAAACGCTCTTTGCCTACAACTTCGCCTGGCGGATGTATATGCAATACACCATCTTTTAAATAGATGTCTGCTCCGCATTCTTCTTGCACTTTTTTTAGAACGTCATAACCTGTAGCATCTCGAATGACAAACTTATCGTAAACCCATGTATAGCTACAATCTATTTTGTAGTTTTTGCCTATACCTTTTACAACTTTTGAAAGCAAGTCACTAAGTGAAATCTTCTTGAGTTCCTCGTTTGGCAAATCCTTTCTAAACTGAAACAAATCATCTTCGCAGAATAGTTTAATGCTTCCACCATCTGTTGAAATTCTTTGCAAATAGCCTTTAAACTCTTCTTTGATTCCAACTTCTTTATAGCCTATACTTACGCTAACTTCATCGCCTCGTTTGATTTGCTCTTCTATCTCTAAAGCTTTATTCAATCTAGCAGCAGGAAGGACAATCTCGCAAGTGTCTGCAAGCAACTCTACACTCTTGTGGATGGTGATGCTGTCTACCATTCCAAGGTAGAACTCGCCTATTTTTACTTCGAAGTCTAAAGTGTACATAGTTTCAGGTTATTTGTTTCGCAATCCGTTATATTCTTCACGTCCTAAAAGCAGTTTATAGTCGTTGTCCGAAACTGCCTTTATACTATAGTTTTGATTCTCTGTTCCACTAGTAAAAGGCAACTCCCATTCTTCAATTACGATATGGTTTATGCCGAAAATCTCCAGTAGTGGTGAAAGACAAGAAACAGATGCTGCTTCGCAATGCTTTCGCAATTTTGATACGTCTTGCTCGGGGTATTTGCCATCAGTTGAAATCAAAACACCTTCGATTGTTATCTCATAATCATCCTGCGCCCATCTTTCTTTAATGCTACCACGAACACTACCTTTGTTCACATTGCGCTTTTTAATGATGTTTTTACCAGTGATACTAATCATGGGTTCGAAAGGAAGTAGCCATGACTTTGCGCCTGGTTCTTCAATTCTAAGTTCAAGTGGCATTGCCATTGGAATGCCAAGTGCGTTTGTTCGCACCATGTCCTCCAATTCTTCATCACTTAAAGCTTTAATGCTGTCGTAGTCTTCGCTATCAACATTCGCTATTCCAATCTCACGAAAAAGCCAATAAGGGGGCACTTTGCCTCCGATAATTCGAAGTGCAAGGTTTTCAAGTACAAAGCGATGAGCCTTGTTATTCACCTTTAGAGGTAAACCTTTATCTAAAATCTCTCTATACTCCATTAGCCTCTATCTGTTGATGTTGCTATCGCAAGTGAACGATTAATGCATTGTACAACTACTCTTTCAAGTTCTGCAGTGTCTGCTTTATCTGACATGTGAACATGGATGGTATCAAAGAATTTAGAAATGTTCATGGTGATAGCGGTTGAACGCTTTCCTCCTGTTGCTATTTCTTCTGCTGATTTTCCATGTTTGCCCTTCTTGCCTTTTTTGCCTTTACCTTTCTTGCCTTCACCGAAAACTACTTCGTTACTTGTTGTTTTTGCAGAACCTTTTATTTCTGGCTCTGCAATCTCAGACTTGCTTTCAGCTTTCGCTTTATCTTTTGCTCTCTCATTCTTTAGGTTCTTATTGAAATTAGCACCTATATTAGTTGCTGTATCATAAGTTGAGATATAAGCTTTTTTGAAAGCGTTATAACCGCTTATTTGCTTAATACCATCAGAGAATGAATCCGCTGCACCTTTGAAATCACCTTTAAATAACTTGTAAAGTGACGTCGCAACGCTTCCTAATCCTTTCACCAAGTCAGTAATTCTATCGATTAAGAAGTCTTTTAAGATATTTCCAAATTGCTTAATGGTGTCCCACATAGTAATTAAGAAAGCCCTAAAGCCTGCAAATTTGACCCAGGCATATCCAATGGCTGCCACAAGTGCGACAACTGCAGTAATCACAAATCCTATAGGGTTTGTTGTCATTGCTGCGTTCAATGCCCATTGAACTGTAGTCCAAATAACCGTTGCTGCCTGGCAGAGTTTCGAAACAACCAAATAAGCTGCTAACGCTGCATTGTAGACTTTCCACATGGTAAAGATTGCTAGCACTACACCTCCAAGTATTGCTAATTCCGTTTTAAACTTCACAACAAACTTGATGCATGCACCAAACGCCGTGAATACCATCTGCAATCCATTTGTGATAGTTGGAATAATGGCAGTAATTTGATCAACGACTTCATTTAGAGGTGTATTAATACTCTGCGCTAATTTTTCTGCGCTCTCTATCGCTTTACCTTTCAATCTTGCCAATTTACCCTCAAGTGTTTGGCTTTTTGCCTCCATCATGCCGTGAAACTTACCTCCTTCTCCTGTAGCATGTGCAATTGCTTGTGCTACATTCTCTGCAGTGATTTGCCCTTTAGACATCATGTCTTTGAGGTCTGCAACAGACTTACCTGTCATCTCTGAAAGTTCTTGCAGTGGGTTAAATCCTGCATTCACGAATTGATAGAGATCTTGACCCATCAAGTAACCTGCAGATGAAACTTGACCCATAACAAGTGAAAGAGATGCAAATCTCTCTTTATTACCACCAGAGATATTTCCTAATTGCTCCATTAGAGGTAGCACTTTTTCTGTAGATACACCAAAGTTAAGCATTTGCTGTGCACCTCTTGCGAGCTCCATTTTTCCAAACGGAGAGCGACTCGCAAACTCACTAATCTCTTTGAGCATTGCACCTGCTTTTTTCTCATCTCCCACAAGTATTTTAAACGCTACAGCGGTGCTCTCGGCTTGTGCACCAAGTTGTGAAACAGCACCGATACCAGCACCGATGAGCGTTGTAGGGTTCATTAAGAAAGCCATTCCAGGAATGCTCATCAAGCTAGACTTGAAAGAACTAAAATTAAATGTCTCTTTGAGGGCATTTTTCGCCTCTAAAGACTTTAATTTAATGCTATCAAGCTGATCCTTGCAAAGGCGAGCAGTCGCAAAAACATTACCTGGCGTTGCCGTTATCTTTATTAAAAATTTTAAAGCATTATCCATCCTTTTCTAGCTTTCTTATTTCACTCAGATTCTTTATAGTTTGCGCCCAAACTTCGTCGGGCATTTCGTTAGGGTCAATCGAAAGGTAATAGCGGAGTACGGTGTCCCAAAAGAGAATATCTACACCATCCGAAGTATCAACTTCAGCATCTTCTAGAGCTTTTTTATTTCTGCTTCTTTCACCTCCAAGATGTCTTGCATCTTTTGAATTGCTGCTAAGAACAAAGAGTCATCTTCTTTGATTTCTTCATCGCCATCAACCCATAAAGCGTTCAGCATTACTTCGCTCATCTTGATTGGATCTTTCACCGCTGAAGCATAAGATAAATCCTTACGAGTTGGACGATGTAGGATGCAACTCTTATCTTCTACTGTAATCTCGAAAAGCTCACCGTGTTTAGCTTTCCACTCTTTAATTTGCTCTTTTGTAAACTTCATCTTTTACGCTTGTTTTTTGTTTAAAAAAATGAATGGAATAGCCTTTTCAAGGTTCTTGTCACCTTGCTTCCACTCTGTATTATCTTCTGTGAACTCTACACCAATAAGGATGTCGGTTGTCATTGCGTCGCCTTGCGAGGGGTCGCCATAAGCAACGACGATGTCTATCGATGTGTTCAAGATATCACCTTTAGCAGCTTCACGCAGTGCTAAATACTCACTTTGCACAAGGCTAATTTCGCCACTGTAATCGTAATTACCACGCTGTATAGAGTGTGGCTTATTGCCCTTTGCATGGAGCAATTCCTTTTCACGCTTAGTGTTGTATTTAATACCTCTTAAGCCAGTAATGTTGCGTCCACCCATTACAACGGTGATGTCTGCCCATTCATACTCTCTTGAATTAAACATATCTTTTAAGTTTTATAGCAAGGTAGAACTTAATCTACCTTGCATTATTTTACTTTTTACCTTTTGATTTGCCACTCTCTTCAACCAAGAAGCCTAGGTTCACGTCAATAAAGCGTGAATAGCCGTAAGGTCTAACTTTGATGGTTACATTGATTTTGCTCGTTGCAAGAACATTCTGCGAAGCATCAATGAAAGCCTTGCAACCCTCTCCAGATTCTGTTGCAGACAATTCGCCTGCTGCAGTCATTGCACGATTGATAGCATTCTCAATTTCTTGCTGCCAAGCCATCACAACGCCTTGGTGTAAAGTGCCATCTTCATTCACCGTAAGCTCGTCTAACATAAAGTTAAGAAGAGCGTTGTATGCAATGCGATAAGCCTTATCAATAGTTCTTCGAGCCGTCAAGTGCGAATAGTCGTCGGTTTGATCACACGCCATCTGATCATCAACAAAATAGTAACCACTCTTGCCTACATACTTGCGTAGAGTGATGTAGCCAGCGTCGTACAAATCAGAAACAAGACCGAAAGATTCTTCTACAGTGTTTTCGCCAAGATACATCTCAAGAGGGAATAGCGAACCATCTTTCACACGTCCAACGTTACGTTGAACAGGGATAATTGCTAACTTTCCAGCTAGAGTTCCAATGGCAGCACCTTCAGAAGATTTAATGGTATCACCAATAAGAATTGCTACACGATTGTACTTCTCTTTGCGCAAAGATTTAGGCGTTGTACCTTTGAACCCACGACCTTCAAGAACAACGAAAAGAGGTGCAAAAAGGCTCTCAGTTGCCCATTCTGCAAGTTGCTGCGCCTTTGGTAAAGCTGTAAAAACATCTTCATCAAGACCTTGCGTTGTAGCCGTTGCTTCTCGACCATCACCTGCTACAAAGATGCCACGAAGAGCACCATTTTGAGAGGTGATAAGTTCTCTAATTACACTGCTTTCTTTGTCGCAAAGCTCGGTGAATGTCTTTGTTTTGTCCACGCCAAAAACAATCACCTTTGTGCCTTCAGGTACTTCATTATAGATGTCTGATACATGCTTAAATAAGCGTGGGTTATTTTCAGACGTAACGCCTAACTTTTTCAAATCACCTAGCGAATGAATGCTATATGAAGTGTCAAGCTTGAAAGTTTCTGCAACTGCTACAGCTGCGCAAACGAGGGCAAATAAGCCGTCGGGCGAATCCCCGACAATGCCTAATTGACCATTAAGGAGTTGAATTTTGATTCTAGGTAACATATTCGCTCCTCCTTTTATTTAGATGCTTCAGCTAACAGATAAATACCCTTCTTGTCGTATCTGCGGACAGAGCCACCTGTACGGAGCAAGAATGAATAGATGTCGCCATAGTAAAGTGGGTTGTTTTCTGAGTCAAACATCTTCACTTCACCAATAGCACGTGAAACTGAAAGCTTGTGCCATGCAAGTGCTGCAGCTAATTCTCCTGCTTCGCCTGCTTCATCCCAAGGGAGTAAGGTCTTGTCGTTTTTAACACGAAGAACCTTTGAACGCTTCATAATATTGAAGCCGTAAAGATTTCCAACAATACCTCGTTGAACATCTGTCGAATTTGCGAAAGCCCACTTATCTGTATCTGCTAAATCAGC